CGATCCAGGGAGCTGGAGGAGATATGTGCAAGGTCGCTGTGGCACTCCTATATGATCGTATCCACGAGAACAATTATCCTGTGAAGTTGAGAATGCAGGTGCACGATCAGGTCGATACGACCAGTCGGAAGGATTTCACCGAACGCTGGAAACCAGAGATGGACCAGATCATGCAAGAGGCTGCGCTATTGATCATTCCGAACGGTCTACTGAAGTCAGAGACTATAGTGAGTCCGGTCTGGACAAAATGACAACCATGAGAGTAAGGCAACCATCCCCCTATGTCGGACCAGGTATTCAACAGCCCTGGGAACCCAATCGTGTATACTATCACCAGGACATTGTCAAGCAGGCCATATGTACCGTAGCCAAGTGCAAACTGGTAGATCTGAAAAAGAAGGACAAGTCTTGGAAGAAGGTAATGCCACGGTCTGCTTTGTATTACTTCTTGCACGAGTACAGTGCTATGTCACTAGCTGACATATCTGAGCTAATGGTTCGTACCCGTAGTGCTGTATTGTATGGCAAGACAGACTTCAAACAATGGCTGGAACAACGTAATGAAGAAGTAGTCCGATTCGCCACCTCTATTGCCAAAGCTATCGACAATATTCAATCATCCAAAAATCACTCACCACACGATGACAACCACTAACGAGCAAAAACTGGCCACTGATCTCAGAAGTACGATGATCCACCTGAAGATCGCCAGCCATTCCCTGGAAGACCTCCGTAGTAACCGGCTATCCAATGCCACCCGAACGCTGGGCAAGTTCGCCAAAGAGCTGCTTCCCGTTATGAACAAAGCCATCCACAAGATGGAATGGTTCATAGGGGTAGCGCACAAAGTAGTGGACGAATCCACCCGCAAACAGCTGCTCAAAGACTTGAGCCCTGACAGTGCTAACTATTGCAACATCGCCTGCCTGAACGAGTGGGTGATCGAGACGCCTGGTAATGTTGACAACGAGGTAGACCTCATTGTGAATGCCAGCCGGAGACGCGAGATCATGCACAATGCCTGGCGGATTGCACTGGGCGGTACTATGTCGGAGCATGATGAGCTACGCTTCAATGCCTGGTACAATGCAAACTTTCATCCATCAAAACAAAAATCATGACAGCGGCAACGCTAAACGAAGAACAACAGGTGGCCCACGATAAGATCGTCGGCTACATTACCGGAAAAGATACCACACAAGCCATGTGGTTGCTGTCAGGATATGCCGGAACGGGCAAGACCTTCACCCTGACACACATTGTAAGGACTGTTCGCTCTGGTCCCAAAGAAGACACAGACGACATGTTCGGCGGTACCCGGCGGTTGAACATCGCCATGTCCGCTCCCACCCACAAGGCGGTGAAGGTGATGAAGAAGTTCTCCCGGAACCTACCGGGTGTACACTTTGCCACCATTCATAGCCTGTTGGGCCTGAAGGAGCAAACTGACTTCAACACCGGCAAGAAGAAGTTTGTCCAGAGCAAGGACCCAACCCAGATCAAGATCGAGACCTTCGATGTCTTGTTCATTGATGAGTCGTCCATGCTGGCCGATGAGCTGTTCGTGCTACTGATCCCGTATGTCAAGCGCGGATTGAAGCTGATCTTCATCGGTGACAAAGCCCAGATACCGCCGGTCAATCATCTCGATAGCAAGCCTTTCATGGAAGCTGAGCGTACGAAGTATGGCATCGGCATCGTGGAGTTGTCCACCATTGTTCGGCAAGCACTGGACAATCCCATCCTGGCATACGCCACGCGCATTCGCAAGGCATATCAGACAGCCAGCGACTTCCCGGTTACCACCCACACCATACCGAACCTCGATCCGTTATCAGGCATCATTCACGTAGATGAGGAGAACAACGAGCGCATCGAGGAGATCGTAGAGCGGTACTTCAACTGCGAAGAGTTCCGGCAGGATGCTGACCACATGAAGATCGTCTGCTGGCGCAACAACACGGTGGATCAGTTCAATCGGATGGTGCGTAGGCACATCTATAAAGATGAGCCCAATCTGCCCTTCATTATGCGGGGAGAGAAACTGATCGTAGATGAGTCGGTTGTCCTCAACTCTGGCCGTATCCTGCTCTCTACCAATGAGGAGATCGAGGTGAGTGACTACAATGTGGAAGAAGCCACGCTCAACTATCTCACGATGCAGCTGGTGAATAGGGAGTGGGTACCGGACAACCCGGAGGTGACGTTCAAGTACTACAACACCTGGGTGAAGTACTTCGATGAGGACGGCATCGAACAGCAGGCCAACATTCGCATTCTGCACGAGAGTGAGAATACGCGCATGCAAGGCGTGTTGAAGGAGATCAAGAGTGCAGCCACCAATGTACCACAGGGAACACCCTGGCGGGGCAAGTTGTGGCAGAGCTTCTACCAGGTGGATGGCAAGTTCGCCAAAGTGAAGTACAACTATGCGATCACGAGCCATAAGAGCCAGGGAAGTACCTACAGCAACACCATGCTGGCAGATTGGGACATCGCCGTCAATCCGAGGACAGAGGAGCGCAATAGGATACGATACGTGGCTGCGACAAGGGCCAGGTATCTATTATTCATCGTCAAATAGCACAAGCATGAAGCGCATATGGATAGCGACATTGCTCACTATTGTCTGGTGGCTTGTGCTCTATGGTCTGGGTTGCATCACTGTGTTGAGTTGGAGCCTGCATGCTTGGGAGCCCGTGTCACGTGGTGTTGCAGCTCTTTTTGGCTTCGCGGGCACTATCGCCATTTGGGTAGGCTGCTATCAAGAACTAAAACAATAAAACATGGCAGACATAGTTAACCATCCCCCACACTACACCAGCGGAAAGATAGAGGTTATCGATTTCATTGATGACCAGAAACTGGGCTTCTACGAGGGGCAGGTAGTCAAGTACGTGGCAAGAAGGTCCCGCCAGGTGGTAATCCAGAAGATTACCGCTATGTAGACCTTTGCAAAGCTCAGTGGTATCTTAATCGTTTGATTGAAAAATTCAAGAGCAATGAGTCAACTCAAGGCACAAATGACGCCGGAAGAGGAAGCTGAGATGAAAAAGCTGTCACAGATAGCTATGCTGCCGAAAGAATTTGAGAGCGCATATCGTATGGGCTTCCTCGCTGGCAAAGTATCCACGTTGACAGATGTTATTAATAACCACAAAACACTCTTCGGAAATGACGAACCTCCAGGAAGCAAAAGACAGTCTCCAACAAGCAGCGAGGAACGAGTGGCGCCTGAAGGGGAGGAAGGGGACACTGGCCCAGTGCACGGGATCGGGGAAGACGAAGCCAGCGATTGATGAGATGATGGATGGCTGGGAGCGGTATAAGGTTGAGCGTGATAAGTATGTCATAGCAGCTCAGGCTGAAGGGAAAGAAGTAATAGGAGCCCCTCCGCAACCAGCCTATCTTGTTGCGGTACCCACCGAGCAGCTCCGTGATGTTGACTGGCCTGCCGAAGTGAAGAAGTGGTATGGCGATGCTGGAGAAGAGATGTGGATAGCCTGCGTCACAGCAGTATGCTACATCTCTCTCCACAAGTACCGCGGAGGTTACTACAACCTGGTCATCCTAGACGAAGGCCATCACATCACTATCCTCTCCAGCCAGTTTTTCCGTGCCAACGTAGTCATGGCTGTGATGTGCCTCACTGCTACACAGCCTGATCCCCGCGTAGAGCCAGAGAAGTATCTCCTGCTCAAGGAGATCGCACCCGTCGTATTCACGTATCCACTCGAACAGGGGGTCGATGAAGGCGTGGTGTCAGAGTTCGAGATCAATGTCGTGTTGTCCGTGCTGGATGATAAGAAGAAGATCATTCCAGCCGGTAGCAAGGCCAAGCCGTTCCTGCAGACAGAGTATGCAGCCTACGCCTACCAGAACAAACGGATCATGAGCATGCGTATCGCGGTTGGTGGTGGAGGTGCTAATGCGGCCAAGAACGCTAAGGCGCTGAAGTTCATGGAATTGGCGCGATACCGGTTCATGTGCAATCTGCCAAGCAAGCTGCGACTGGCACAGACCATCATTAAGAAAGAGCATGTGGAAAACCCGGAGCATCCCCGGACACTGATCTTTGCAGGTAGCATCGAGCAGGCGGGCATCCTGGGAGGAGAGCATGTCTACCATTCCAAAAGTGGTAAGACGGCGCTCAAGCAATTCCTGGATCTGGAGATCGATGAGTTGGTCTGTGTTAAGGCATTAGACGAAGGCGTCAACATTCCTATGCTGGACCAAGGCATCATCGTCCAGGTAGACAGCAATCCCCGGAGCCTGATCCAGCGGGTGGGCAGAATTGTACGGTACCGGCCCGATCACAAGGCCCGCATCTTCATCCTCTGTGTACAGAATACCGTGGACGAGACCTGGCTGAAGAGTGCTTTGGCTGGGTTTGACGAGAAGAGAGTTAAGTACTTGACAGCCAAAACCTATATGCCATGAGCAAAGACATTGCTTACCAGGACATAGCATTAGGGGATGTGTGTTTGTACACCATGGCGGATGGAGGCGAGCTGATAGCAGGTGTAGTGAGTTCTATCACAGAGAAGAGTATCGTGATGCATAATAACCACCAGTGGTATTATAAGACGACGCAGTATTATCCTGTGCCACGACGCAACTCTCACATACGATTGTATAGGCTTCCGATTGAGCAGATACATCGTCTCAGAACTACGTGGCTACTGTGGCTCAAAGACAAGTACCCCGAGACTTTTGCACAAGCCATGAAGCATGACAAATCTTCATGAAAATAGTCTTGCGACTGTCAATTCCGTGCCGTAAATTGATCTCCCTTTCCAACTCTACAAATACACAACACCATGAGTATCAGCCTGAAAGAGGCAACTGAGTTCATGCTCACCGAAGGGTATATGGTACCGGTCGGACGGGGGAAGTACAAGCTAACCAACAAGTTCCACGTAGAGTTCAAGGCAGAAAACAGGCGGGCTATAGTCATGGCCATTGAGCCTGTAAGCCCAGTTATTATGCGAGCCTTGGCCAATTACATTCCTCTCACCTGGGAGAACCGGTATAAGCAATTCATACTGGATGCCAAAGTACCCAAACGCCTGGAGGTGCGTGGAGAGAGCTATCAGGCCAATGCCTATAGTGAGGAAGGTATGAAGGCCTTCCGCAAGGCGATAGAGGCAGGAACCGACCTCCAGCTGCTTATACGGGCTACCCAGCTCTATTACGGGAGCAGCGTCCGGGCGAAGCAGGCCATAGGGAACTATATGACCCGGGGGACCTGGAAGACCTGGTACGATGATCTGGCAGCTGCCGCAGGAGCGGGTACCGACCAACTCATTGAACACATCAAAACCGAAACCAAGGATGAGCAAACAGGCTATCGGCTGGGATGAGAGCAGGATCATAGAAGACCCTGTGGTACTCTCGGAGATCGAGAAGTATGTGGATTGGGAGAAGCTACCCCCCAACCACTTCATCCACCAGGTCGAGCAAGGCCGTATGGGGATGAACGTCGGGATGGACAATGGGCTACAAGGACTGAGCAAGTATACATACGGTACCCAGCGGGCGAGGTACTACCTACTGGGTAGTGACAGTGGGGTGGGCAAGACAACTATTGCTGACTTCATGTTCATCCTGCGTGCCTGGGCCTGGTGCAAAGCGCGAGGGCGTAAGCTCCATGTGATCTATTACAGCTTCGAGATCAGCAAGGCCATGAAGGAAGCTCGCTGGGTATCCTACTTCATCAAGCTGATATATGGACGGGATATCCCTTCGGACTACATCATGGGTCGCATCGATGGCCTGATGGTGAGCGCCGATGACATGAAGATGATCCGTCACGCGTATACCTTTGTCAACGAGATCATGTCCAACATCGTATTCGTAGAGGACCCCATTCATCCTACCAAGATGTTCCATGACACCATCGAGCT